TAACACCAACAATGACAGAAACGTACCAGGCAAACTACAAAACTGAAGCTCTTAACGTTCTTGGCGGAATGGCAGATAGCGTCGTTAAAGAGTTTGAGAATGCAGGTGGTTTTCAACAAAGTGGCGAACAAATGGGGGCAACATTAGGTGCTGCTGTAAGTAAAGCAACAAGCAAACAGGGTCAAGCTGCAATAACATCTCTCGCTGCCTCAGCAGTAATGGCTGCTGTTCCAGGTATTGGTGCCGCTGCCTCTAAAGCTCTCGGTGCTTCCATCAATCCCAACATGGCTGTTTTGTTTGACAACATTGGCTTCAGATCGCATCAATTCGCGTTCAAACTCAATCCGAGAAATGAAACAGAAAGTTACATTATTAAGCAAATTATTCAAACAATGCGTCGTCGTATGCTTCCTCCAACAATTGATCAATTCTTTTTTGGTTTCCCTGACAAAGTTAAGATAGAAATCTTCCCCACACAACCTTACCCTATTCTTGAATGTGTGCTTGAATCTATGTCAGTGAACTATGCACCCAACGGGCCAGCATTTTACAGAGGTAGTAGTTGGTAACCCTGTGAGTGTTGATATTCAGTTGCAGTTTAAAGAGATCGAACTGTTTACAAGGGATAGAGTGCAGTCTGTAGTTGTTAATCCTAATGATCCATCAAATCAGGAAAGAGATAGATAATGGCAACTGCGTATTTTAAAAACTTCCCCACTATTTCATATGGCAATGCCTTTGTAACAAATATTATTGCAAGGGCGAAAATCGACAGTGAAGTTCGCAATAAAACATCTGTATTTTTTCCTTATACAGTGAGAGATGGAGAGCGACCAGACACAATAGCACAAAACTATTACGAAGATCCAAATTTTGCTTGGTTAATATATTATGCAAACGAAATTATTGATCCTTATTTCCAATGGCCGCTTTCTCAAAATGAAATTAGTGAGTATATAAAAACAAAATATCAATCGGTTGCTCAAGCTCAAGAAAGAATATTGTTTTTTAGAAACAATTGGGAGTCAGATGAGTCGATGATTAGTCCTGGTGCCTACGACTCTTTACCAGCTGCTTTAAAAAAATATTGGGCTCCTGTATTTGATTTTAAAAACAAGATTGTTTCATACGAGAGAGCAAAGCACGATACAGTTATTGAAACAAATAAAACTGTTGAAATAAATCACGATGGTGCAGTTCCTTTTGCTGTAGATCAAATCGTAAAACAAGGAACGGCGGCTTCGGGTATTGTAGTGAGTACATCAGATGGTGTTGTGATTGTTGATAAAATTCAAGGGGAATTTACAACAGGTTCGATCACTAACTTTGCAAACACGTCAACAGCAACTGTAACATCAGTAACTACACTAAAACAATCACTGTCTGATATTGAATCAGTTTATTTTAGCCCAGTTTTCTGCTTTTGATTATGAAGAAGAATTAAACGAGCAGCGAAAAGAAATATACATCCTCGATAGAGCATACCTCAATCAAATAGAAATTGAGATGAAAAATCTGCTAACATGAAGCAACAATTTACTCCAGGAAATGTTAAAATATACAAGGCTGAATTATCTAATGATAGCGGTGCAGCGTTGGATATTACACCTCAAATAAAAAATTTAAGTATTTTTGAGAGTGTTTACGACCCGACTGTGTTTTGTGAAGTGTTGATGGAAGACAGTATTGATCTGTGGAGAACATTTCCAATAAATGGGGAAGAAACGCTTGAAGTTTTATTTAAAACACTCATCTGTCGACGACATCACCACATACACGTTTCGTATCTACAAGTTAAAAGATAAAGTTGATAGAACAAACAACAAAGTCTCTTTGTATGTTTTAGAAGGTGTTTCTGTTGAGTCAATACAAGCGATAACTGTTGGTAAACTTAATATTTCGTATGAGGAACCGTTTGAAAATATTATTACAAACATTCTCACCAAACAAGATTGGTTCATCAAAAAAAGTTTTTGTTGAAAAAACAAAAGGAATTGTGCCTGTAGCAATACCAAATTTGTACCCCTTCCAAGCTATTGACTTTCTCAAAGAAAGAGCTGTGAGTGCAGAGGTTCCAAACTCTTCATATAAGTTTTATGAAAACCAGCACGGATTTCATTTTAGGACACTAGAATCTTTACTCCTTACAAAACGCAATGATATTGGGTCAAAAGAATTTACCTATGATAATTCTTCCACATCAACAAACAAAGATGTGAAAGCAAATTCGTTCCGAAACATTGTCGTTCTCGATAAAAACGACCTTGCAGATTCGGTGAGGAATGTTGTTGCAGGTGGTTATAAAAACGTTACAGAAACTTTTGATATGATAACAAAGCAAATTAACAAAACCGAAGTTGATTTTGTTAAGAACGCGAATCAATTTATTGCGTCTGACCAAGCTGCAACACCATTTAATACCCAAGAGTTTTTTGCAGGTTTAAATAAATCTGTAAAGAAAGCAAAAACATTTTTTAGTGTAGGGGACTCCTCTCAAACAACCAATCCACTCTCTGCAAACATTGGTCGTAAAAATGCATACCAGACAATGTTTGGTACAGTAGGGATTTCTGTTCTTGTTTACGGTGATTCAACGCTCACAGCAGGGGAAACCTTGGTGATTAATACAGCAAATGCGAAAGGTACGACAGGGCGTGATAGCAAAGAAGCTAAAATATCAGGAAAGTATTTAATAACTGGATTGAGACATTTAATTTCACCCGGTGCTCAATCCACGCATTACACAGCAATGAAACTTGAGAAGATGGGATATTCAGCATGACAACAAAAAATATAGGGTCAGAAGGATTTAAATGGTTTTTCGGTATTGTAGAAGATCGTGACGATCCTTTAAAACTTGGCAGAGTGAAAGTGAGAATTAACACTGTCCACAACAACGAAAACACACAACAACTGCCAACATCTCAACTGCCTTGGGCAACTCCTCTTGTTCCAATAACTAGCGCTTCAAAGGGTCAAGTTGGTATGGCACCTGTTGGCCCTCTAATTGGTTCAACAGTATTTGGTTTTTTTATGGATGGAGTTGAAAGCCAGATGCCTGTATATTTTGGTTCTATGTTTGGTATTCCAGATAAAGATCCAAAACAACACGATGTGCCTGAACTTGCACGGGAAATCAACAACCTAAATAAACAGTTGCTTGGTCCTGAGCCTCCTAGTGCATACAATTCACGATATCCGTTCAATAAGGTGTTTCGTTCAGAATCAGGGCATGTGTTTGAGGTCGACGATACACCAAACTATGAAAGGTTACATGAGTATCACAAATCGGGAACATATAGAGAAGTTGATGCATCAGGACGCCGTGTAGAAAAAATTGTTGGTGATGATTACGAGATAGTTGTTAAAAATAAAACTGTGTACGTGCAGGGCAATGTTAACATACAAATTAACGGTAATGCTTCTATTACTTGCCCTCAAGCAACAGTTGTCTGTCCTCAAACAACTTGGAACGGCAATATTACGTTGAATGGTAATCTGACAGTAACAGGAAATATAGTGGGTGAGGATGGGGTCACGGGCAGAGGGATTGATCTTGAAACCCATATCCATTCAGATCCTCAAGGTGGGACAACGGGTGCACCATCATAATAAAAGAAACTAAGGCTTTGACTGTAGCTGAGGGAGAAAAAAATGGCGTTTGTAGCCACAAGAAGAGATAGATTCACATCAACAAAAAAACAGACTGTGTACTACAGCGATTTTCCTGCATCAATGGAAAAGGTTGCAGGGTCGGAAGAATTGTATAAGTTTGAAAACGTTGATGCAGTTAAAAACTCAATTAGGAATATAATCTTAACAAATCGTGGTGAGAGGTTTTTTAATTATGATTTTGGTTGTGATGTAAGAACAATGCTTTTTGAGAATATCGAACCGTCAACTGAGTCAGCAATCAAGTCCTTTATTGAAACAGCAATAACAAATTTTGAACCAAGAGCAAAACTGATAAACACAATTGTTTCAGGTCAACCTGAAATTAACGCCTACACTGTAACTATTGTTTTTTCAACAATAAATAGTGCAGAGCCACAGGTTCTTGATTTAATTCTAACCAGGGTACGATAATGGCAGCTAATACAAGCGTCAATCTTGTGGGTTTAGATTTTGATACAATCAAAAACAACTTAAAAACCTACTTTAAAAACAACACAGCTTTCAAAGACTATAACTTTGAAGGTTCAAACATGGCTATGCTGGTTGATCTTCTTGCATACAACTCCTATTTAAATTCGTTTTATTTGAATATGGTTGCTAGTGAGATGTTTCTTGACACAGCACAACTTAGAGACAGTGTTGTATCACATGCAAAAGAACTAAACTATCTTCCTAGATCTCACAAATCAGCTCAGGCTGTTATTAATATTGCCATAACACCAACAAGTTCAGTCTCATCCGTGCTGATACCAAAAGGAACATCATTTACATCACGCGTGGGTTCAACAACATATTCGTTTAACACATCAGAAAATATTGTGTTGAACAGTTCTGTAAACGGCACTTATACAGCTACAGACGTAACCGTCTACGAAGGTTCATATTACACTGATTCATTTGTATATGATGAAACAAAAACAAATCAACGTTTTGTTCTCTCCAACCCCACTCTTGATATTTCTTCAGCAACTGTGACAGTGATTGAAGATAGTGGTTCTGTGATTGAATCATATTCGAGAGCACAGTCGTTGTTTGATGTGACCCCACTATCAAAAATATTTTTTGTTCAACCAGCTGAAAACAGTCAGTATGAAATAGTCTTTGGTGACGGTGTGTTTGGAAAAAAACCAAAAAATGGTTCTGTTGCTACTGTTGAATATAGAGTTTCAAGCGGTGAGCTGCCAAACGGGGCCTCAACGTTTGTTAACGACGGAGCAATCGATGGGCATACAAATATTACAATTACGACTGTTTCTTCAGCAATAGGTGGAGCCGTTGCCGAGTCTATCGAATCGATACGTTTCAATGCTCCACGTGCTGTGGCAACACAAGAGCGTGCTGTAACTACGACTGACTACAAAACATTATTACAAGTTCAGTTTCCGGAAATTCAATCTATTAATGTTTATGGAGGTGAGGATCTTAACCCTCCACAATATGGTAAGGTTTTTGTTTCAGTTGACATCATGGATGCGGATGGAGTGCCTAACGCAAATAAACTCATATACAAAGATTTTATTAGAACAAAAACACCACTCACAATAACACCAGAATTTATTGATCCTGAATTTACATATGTTGATGTTAATAGTCTTGTAAAATACAACGTCAATATTTCGACAAAACAACCAGAGGAAATTAAAACTGTTGTTCAAGCTGCAATTAATGATTTTAGTGATCAAAATCTCGACGACTTCGAATCAACTTTGAGATACAGTCAATTATTGAAAGCAATAGATGCTGCTGATCCTGCAATAGTAAGCAATGAAACACAGGTGCGCGCTATAAAAATTCTCACAGCACCAACTTTGCAAGTTGGTAGGGCAACAAACTATGTTATTGATTTTGATATGCCGTTAACAGATGAATATTATATAACGGCAAATAGATTTTCTGCTAATATTGGACACACAGTTATTTCATCACGTTTTACATTTGGCGGAAAAACATGTGCAATTAAAGACAATGCAGGAACACTAAACATCGTAACAGATCAAGGCGAAGAAAGTGTTGTTGTCCAGTCAGTTGGTACGTCCAACACATCGTCTGGTCGTTTAACACTCTCGAATTTCAACCCATCTAGTGTTGAGGGAGGAGTACTGAAGTTTTACGCAGTCCCTGCAAGCAAAGATATATTCAGTAGAAAAAACATTATTTTGAGAATTCTTGAGCAAGACATTAACATTGATGTTGAAAGAGTGAGAGAGTAATGAGAGAAATACCTGATACAATCTCGCTTTTTGTAGAAAAGCAATTTCCTAGCTTTTATGCAGAAGACGGGGCTAATTTTGTTGAATTTGTCAAAGAGTATTACAAGTATCTCGAATCAACAAACAACGCTGTGTATTTTGCACGAAATCTTGTAGAATTTAGAGATATTGATAAAACAATTGATGATTTTGCAATTCATTTTAAAGAAAAATACCTCAAAAATTTTCCTCTCGATCTTGCAGTTCCTGATACAAAGTTTCTTGTTAAACATATCATGGACTTTTATAGATCTAAAGGTTCACAGCGAAGCTATGAAATTTTCTTCAAAGCTGCCTACAACGTAACACCGACGATTTATTATCCGAAAGATGATTTGTTTAAACTTTCGGATGGAACATGGTTTGTTCCTCAATATCTCGAGTTAGAACCCGGTGCAGTAAATACTAACGAGCTTGTTAATAAGCAAGTAATAGGTTCTGAGTCACTAAGCAACAGCGTTTGTTGAGAAAATTATTAAAACACGTGTTAATGGAAAATATATTACAGTTGTGTTGTTGAGTGGTATAAATGGCGTTTTCAGTGCTGGGGAAATTCTCACGGCATTTTCTAACCCAGTTTTGAATGGCTATCCTAAAATTCTCGGCTCCTTAAGCTCTTGTGATGTGATTACAGGGGGGGCAGGGTTTGCAGTGGGTGACATTGTTAAATTTACAGGTGGGTCTGGACGCAGCGGTCTACTGAAAGTTTCTGCTGTTTCAACAGAAACAGGTATAGTCAGATTTGTTCTCGAGGACGGAGGTTTCGGATACACAACAAACTCTTCTGTAATTGTTTCGACAAAAGTCCTCGATGTCTCAAACGGAAACGCCTTTACACTGTTTGAAAAAGTGTACCAACCACTCGCTAATATAGATTTTATTTCAGCAAACGGTACTTTCCAGAATGGTGATATTGTAGAGGCGTGGACATATAATATTAGTGGTAATGTTCTAGCAGGAAATGGTATTGTTCTTTCTGTAAATTACACAACTAATACTGATGGTACAATGCTTATTGCAACACATACAGGTAACGTGTCTTCTGGCAATACACCAGCACTAACTCAGTTCTTTAAATCAGGTAACACTATTACAGCTCTCACCAACACATACACAAATGTTACAGCATCGGGAAATGTGATGGGTCAAAACGCAACATCGATCGGTGTGATTAGTGTTAACAACACATTTACTGCTCTCGGTAACAATTATATCTACGGTAATACATCAGGTGCAAATTCAAGCGTAGAAGAAATTGGTCTTGGGACAGGGGCTTCATTTTCTGTTGGTAGTCTCACGCACACAGAAAAATGTTCGATTAGACAATACATATCTCAGGGCTAATAATGAAGCGGATGCGGGAGCAAATGTTCCTTTTATGTCGATTAGGCTCGATGCATCAAATGCAAACACAACCAGTGGTTATGGATTTCCGAAATATCCAGCTGGGGATTCAACAGCAGTTCTTTTGGATTGCTTTGATATCTCTGATCAAGTAATAGGAACAATTGCTTCTATTGTTGGTGTTGACGGTGGTCAAGATTATACAAAAAAACCTTTTGTTACAATTTATGAACCTAAAACTGCTGGTGCTGATAAGCGCGATTGGATTTTTTACATTGCCAATGCTTCATTAAATTTCAGTGAGGGAGAACTTGTTGAGCAGTCAGGTACGGAAAGTATCAATGTTTTGACTGTGAATAACTTTACCGGTAACGCTGCTGTCGAAGTTGGTGAATTCATTTATCAATCAAACGGCTCTTCGAACACAGCTTCAGGTATTGTTTATTCAGCATCAATAGCCAACGGAGCAGGAACAATTACTGTTACAAATCCAACAGGAGCATGGAACCTTTCGCTTGTTGCACAAACACTAACAACGAGCACAACCAGCAATGTAGTTAGTGCAAACACAACAGCAACAATTGCTGTGACAGGCAAGGGTATTATTAAAACGGCAAATCTGGATGTTTTGACTGTAAAAAGACTGACATTTTTTGATACATTTGGTGCAGGGAACACAATCATAGGAACAGTTAGCGGAGCAACAGCTGAATTAACGGCTGTTATTGAAGATGAGTCGACACGCAATATAGGTAACAACGCTATTGTTTCAGCAAACGTTGCTGTTGCTAACGGCACTGTAACAGCAGTAGGCATCTACGATTCGGGTGTTGGTTATATTGAAGATGAGGTTTTAACAGTTGTGGACACAACAAGTGGGGCAAATGCCTTCACTGTGAAAACGCACGTGCAAACGCAGGGTATTGGCCAAGGATACTACACAACAACACGAGGCTTTCTCGACAACGATAAATTCCTTCATGATGGTGAATATTATCAAAATTTTTCATATGATATTAGAACCTCAATTCCGCTTGATAAATATAGTGAAGTACTTAAAAAAATAGTACATGTAGCAGGAACAAAGTTTTTCGGCACTTTTGTTGATATGGTAGAGGAAAATGTTCAAATTACAAGTAGTAACACACAGATAACGATAACATGAGCAAATCACTAATACCCACTCATCTTAAAACACATTTAGCAGCTCAGTTTAAAGAATCTATTACTGAGGATGCTAATACAGCCTACTACATGTTTGCTGGTAAGCATACATCATACGCAAACGGTTCAATCCCAACACCGCCTGACAGCTATCAAGAACTACTGTATTCATCACATCAAAACATGGTGTTCGGTAAAAGGGTTACAGACAATGATGTTACTCTTTTAATTCCCAGAGTAGAATGGGCAGCAAATACTGTGTATCAATCATACGATTCAAACACAGTTGTTTTCGGCACAAATTTTTATGCTGCTGTTAATGCGACATCAAATTATCATATTTTCAAGGTTCTTGATAACAACGGCAACACAGCGTCTTCAATACCTCCTGATATCAACGACCCTGAAGCTGCGGCAGATAGCGAGTTTTACAGTACGTCCGATGGGTATGTGTGGAAATACATGTACAGTGTAACGAGCAACGTATGGAACAAATTTGCAACAGATAATTACATGCCAGTCAGTTCAAACACGGACGTGGTTGGCAATGCTGTAAGTGGCACAATTGATGTGATTCGAGTTTCTTCAGGAGGTTCAAATTACGATGCTACGTTAACTGGGCAATTTAGCGTATCACAAATTGCTGTTGGTGGTAATACAATGCTTTATGAACTACCTACAACAGCGAGTCCAAACAGTGCTTTTTATACGTCAAGTTGCATTCACATAACAAGTGGAGACGGTGCTGGACAAACAAGAAAAATTGTTGGGTATAACGGCCCTGCACGTCGTATCACGGTAAATGGAGCTTTTACGACTGTTCTTTCAAACACAAGCACTTATGAAATAACACCACTAGTTATTGTTGATGGAGATGGTTCTGGTGCCGTGGCACGTGCTCTAGTCAACACAGCAAGCACAAACTCTATTCACCAGGTAGAAATTCTCAATAGAGGATCGGGTTACACATATGCTACACTAGTTGTAGGGGGAAATACTGGTGGTGTAACTAACGCTGCAGTTCTCGTGCCTGTGTTTGCTCCGCGCAATGGGCATGGTTCAAACTCTGCTCTTGAGCTTGGTGCAACTGCTATTGGGTTTGGCGTTTCTTTTGCTAATACGGAAAGTGGTAATATTCCAACGACAAACGATTTTAGAACAATAGGTATTCTTCGTGATCCACTATATTCTAACGTCGTTCTGACAATAAACGCGGCTTCGCTTTCAGGAACGTTTACTGTGGGAGGTACTGTTACACAAGTTAATACGTTTGCAACAGGCACTGTCTCTGCATTTACTGGGACATCGTTACAGCTTGGGAATGTTGCTGGTGAATTTGTAACAGGTAAAGATGTTTATCAAGCAAATTCCACTGCTAACGTCGGTGTAGCAAACGTTTATTCGTATGATATAAATAATATGTCGAAGAATTTTTCAACGTTTGATCAAAGATATAAATGTACTGTTAATTATATTTCTGGAACGTTTCAACAGGATGAAATAGTTTATCAAATCGATAATGATTCTGTAATAAGTGCAAATGCTGTTTATCACAGCAACGATGCTACATTTTTTACAATAACTAATCTTCGAGGGGTATTTAATCCTGGAGAACAGATTATCGGAACAACGTCAGGGGCTATTGCAAACTTGCAATCTATACAAGAACCTGATTTAGTAAAATATAGTGGAGAAGTGATTTATCTGGAGAATTTAGAAACCAGTTTCTCGCTCAAACACACAAACAGAGCAAATTAAAATAGTGCTGAAGTTTTAAGAGGAAAACATGCCATTAGAAACCAACCTTAACGCTACTCCTTATTTCGACGATTTTGACGAAGCAAAAAAATTCTACAAAATCCTCTTCCAACCAGGAGTGGCTGTACAGACAAGAGAACTGAATCAGCTTCAAACAATTCTGCAAAGTCAGATTGAGCGATTTGGTAATCATGTTTTTAAAAACGGCACTATTATTAGTGGTATTAATTTTGAGTATATTCCATACTACCCTTATGTGAAACTTAAAGACACCAATGTTCTTGGTCAGCCAGTTGATCTTGTTGGTTATCAGCCATACTGGTTACGCAATTCATCCAATCTCGTTTCAAAAGTTGTTAATTACAAAACAGGTGTTGAGTCTCAAAATCCTGATGTTGGGACATTGTATCTTAGGTATTTAAATTCAGGGTCGTCCAATTCAACACTTAGCTATTCACCCAGCGAAGTGTTGACAGTTTTTGATATTGATTATCCTGTTTTTTCGGTTAAAGTTAATAACGGTGGAGCTAATTTTTCTAATTCAGATACAGTTGTGTTTTTAAGTGCTCTTGTAGTTAATACAGTATCAGGTTCCTTTGCAACTAATGATGTTATTATTCAAGCAACCACAGGTGCAAGGGCTGTTGTTATTGAATCAAATACAACAATAATTCCTGGCTCTACTGTTCTCAAAATTAAACCACAATCGGCCGATTTAACAAACACATCAGCAAATACATCGCTGTGGACTTTTGAACCAGGATACTTGGTTTCAAATAGCACCAATTCTGCTAATGTTGTTTCTCTGGTTGGAAGTGGAGCAATTGGTGAAGTTGTTACATTGAGTACGGGTATTGTATCTTCAATCCAGTTGACCTCAGTTGGTAGTGGATACACTGTTCCTCCATACACAACAATTAAACCTGTTTCCGCAACAGGTGCTGTTGCAACACTCAATCTCGAATCTTTAAACTACTTAACACAGATTACTGTTGCAAATACAACGACTGTTACTGCACCTGTTGGTAACGGTTACGCGTTTGGCGTTACAGACGGTATCATTTACCAAAAAGGTCACTTCCTCAAAACAGATAAGCAAGTTGTTATTGTCGATAAGTATTCAAGTGCTCCAAACAACGTTGTTGTTGGTTTTGATACAGCAGAATCTATTGTAACGAGTACTGGTGATACAACACTACTTGATAATGCAACAGGTGCACCAAACTATGCAGCTCCTGGTGCTAATAGAATGAAGCTGACACCTGAGCTTGTTGTTCTTTCGAAAAATCAAGCTGAAGCAAATACATCCTTTTTACCGCTGGTTGAGTTTGTTGAAGGTTTTCCCTACAAAGAAAACCGTGTAACTGTATACAATACACTTGCAAAAGAATTTGAACGTCGCACGCACGAATCAGCAGGTGATTATGTTGTTGATCCCTTCACTGTTTCAACAAAAGAACTTCTTGTTTCTAATGGATCACCAAACACAACCCATTTCCAAGTTGTTGTTGATCCAGGGGTTGGATACATTGCAGGACAGCGTGTCGAAACACTGAGAAACACGCTAATTGAGGTTCCGAAAGCCACAACAACAAGAACATCGTCAAGCCAATTAGTTACAGCAAGTTATGGCCAATATGTAGTTGTTAAAGAAATGGCTGGTTCATTTAATGTTGTAGCTGGGGCACAGATTTCGTTGCGTAGTGCTGTAGGAGAAGCGATCACAAACACTTCAGTTATTTCTTCAATCACAGCTCCTGGTAGTGAAATTGGAACAGCACGAGTTCGTTCTGTTGTTTACAATTCGGGTATTGTTGGCACACCAGATGCTCTCTACGAAGTATATCTGTTTGACGTTAAAATGAATGGTGGTTACAACTTCAGAGATGTGCGTTCTCTTTACTACAACGGCAGTGGTTCTGCAGATGGTCTTGCTGATTGTAACCTTGAACTTGATCCATCATTAAATGCAAACGTTGCTGTGTTAAAACAAACAAGCGACAGACAGCTTGTCTTCAGCACTGGTATTGAAGCCCTCAAAGTTGTCAACGCCGCAAGCTACACATTCAAGACTACGGACACGGCAAACGTAAGTGCTAATACAACTGGTTACATTACAGTTTCATTGACACAAACAAACGAAACATTCCCTTACACACCTTCTTCAAATCTATCAGACAGTCAGAAAGAAGATTTTATTTTTGTGCCAACAGCTAATCTTCAAGCTACGGCAAATCTTGGGGGAAGTGTTGTTGTAACGAACACAGCAATGGTGGGAACAAGCACTTCGTTTGTTTCAGACCTTCGCGTTGGTGATTATGTCAAGGTGGCAAACACGACTGCTAACCAAGTGTTTAGAATTTCAGCAATCTCAAACAGCACATACGCTACAGTTAGTGCAAACGCAACAACAATGAACACAATAACAGCTAACGTTGTTATGTTCTTCCCTGCGTTTAGACCGCTGAATATGATAACAAGAAGTGCTCGTACCGTTGCCATAAACGGCAACGCAAACGTAGCCACAGCTTATCTTGGAACATCACTTTCAGGAACTTCAACTGTTCTTTCTACATTCAATGTGAGAAAAACAAACGCTACCCAGCTTACAAGAGCTGTGTATCGTGATGCAATGGTTAAGCTGCAGCTTTCAAATAACGCTGCTACGACTGATGGCCCGTGGTGTCTTGGTATTCCTGATGGAATTAGACTAAAGAATGTTTATATTGGTTCTAATTCGAGTGTTTCAACATCAGATCTTGATGTAACAAAATACTTTTATCTCGGTACTGGCCAGAACAATGACTTCTACGGCCATTCGCTGCTTTACAAGAACAAAGGATCAAACCTCACATTAACAGGTAGCGATTTCCTTCTTGTTAAATTTGACGTTCTTGATGCTTCGTCTGATGGCGGTTTCAGCACTGTAAGCTCATTCTCTATCGATGACACAAAGAAACTAGCTGACGCAACAAATACAATTAATACTCTTGAAATACCTGAGTTCGGTTCCGTTGATTTGCGTAATGCTATTGATTTCAGACCGGTTATTGCAACCACAGCTGCTGTGACGAACGTTGCTGCATCAGCAACACTTAATCCTGCTAATACAGTAACATTTAGCAGCGATCCAAAATACTTCCCTGTTCCTGATAGTTCTTTCAACTACACAGCTGAATACTATCTGAGCCGTAAAGATCGTGTTGTGTTGACGAGAAACGGCGAGTTTGAAGTAATTCAGGGCAATGCTGACACAGAGCGTTTGAAAACACCAACAACACCACTTGAGGCCCTTTCTCTTGGCGTTGTCACTGTTCCAGCGTATCCATCTGTTGGTTACGTACTGAGCAACACAACATCTCAAATTGTCTCCAAGTCAGTTGGTGACGGTGGTGGCTTAGTAAACAATAAAGGATTGAGACACCTTGTCACAGTTAGTTCGACAACGGGTCCTGGACAACCTCAACAGTATACGATGAGGGATATTGTCAATCTCGAGAATAGAATTAAGGCCCTCGAATATCAAGCTTCTTTCAATACACTTGAAAATGATGTTAATCGCGTAAACATTCCGAGCAGCCTAGATCCAACAATGAGTCGTTTCAAAAACGGTTTCTTTGTTGACAGTTTTGTTGATTTCGCAAAGGTCGATCAACAGCATCCTGAGTTTGGTTCTTATATTGATGCAGAACGTGGCGAGCTTTCACCTGATTTAATGCACGTCAATCTGCAGATGCAGTTTAAGAGAACTGACGCAACAACAAACAGTGCTCTTGTTGCAAACTCGACATTGATGTTGCCGTTTACAGAGTATGCTGTTGTTACCCAACCAAAAGCAACATCAACAGTGCAGTCTGAAGGTAACAGAAGTCAGTTTGTTGGGGAAATGATTATTACTCCTGCTGCATTTAATGTTGAAGCAATATTTGAACGTTCTGTGACAATTAACCTTCATCGGGAACCATCAGGTGGTGGTAATTATGGAAGTTGCGGCTTGTTTAAAATTATTTGTACAAAACTCTATGAGCTTGGTTACTTACCTCACGACATTTTTGTGGCCGATCAGAAGTTTGGCGAACAGCTTCGTGACAACGACCCTGAAGCGTATTTTGGATACATTAAATGGGCTCAAATTGTTGTTGATTGGATGGAAGGTAAAGGACCACAGTGTATGTTCTGGATTAGAGATCCACAGAAACGTGCAATAGCTCAGAAAGAATTGGCTATTAAATGGGCGCGCAGAATTGCAACGCCTTGGGCTCTACACATGGCATATATAATGGGTGTTCGTGCAGATGATAACAGAGCAGGACGTGCAATAATGAAGACAGGATTGTTTGTGTCTCGTGTTGTTGGTAAATTGTTCAAGGATCAAAAACAAACACCGACAACAAGCACAGCAATTGGTTTTGGTATGTGGGGTGTTTTTGCACTGTTCTATGTTCTTGCAGGAATTAAAGATAGGAAAGCATAATGGCACTTGATTTAACACCATACCCAACAATACCTGGCGGTTATACAGCAGCAGGGGAGACAGCTTCTAGTTTAGGCTATACTTTCCTCGCAAAACAGGAAGCCTTTGAAATAGAAGTCAGAGGTTTGATTCCCTCTACTCTTCATTTTGTGTTTTTTGAAAACAAAAGGGTAGCAAACAACGACATAAAACCTGTAAATGGAAAACTTGGGGATTTGTTGTATACAGATGCTGATGGTAAAGTTTCTTTTGTGTTTTATTATCGTTCTGAAATTCAAGGAGTGACGTCAGAAGAAGCTTATGCTGAAAAAATGTTAAGAATAGGTGGGGATAAGGAGCTTGTGATTGCAAGTTCCAACACATCTACCACAGAACTTCCTGATTCTTTTGAAAACATTTTTACTTCTTACGCAAAGAAAAATATCTTCTTCAAAACATCTAAAGTGTCTGAACTCCCTGTGAAAACAAACTACACATTTGCATATCCGCCTGAATTACAAAGTGATGACGGTAATAGTGATAATAATGATGATGGTAATAATGATGATGGTACTTAACGAATAATAAGGTAAATTAAATGTCAACACAGTTTGATCTAGCACAATCATTTTTTATCGACAAAGATGCTGTAGAAAACGCAGCAGTTGTCCATATCACCAGCGTTGATTTGTATTTTAATACAAAACCTGCTGCAGGTAAGAGTCTGACAAACATATACAAACCTGGTGTTTCTTTGTATGTTTGTCCATTGACAGATGAGCAACCTGATCTTGATAAAGTCGTTCAGGGAAGTATTGCTCGCGTTGAGTGGGATAACATTGCTACAAGTGGTACAGCAGCAACAGCAACAAAATTTACTTTTAACCGCCCCATTACTGTTGCAACAGATAGCCAGTATGCTTTTTTAATTAAGTTTGATGGCAGCGATAATGATTTTCAACTTTGGTGGAGTGAGAGTGGTGAAACTTATGTCAATACAAGTGCCCAGGCTACAGTAACATCGGGATTCAATGATGGCAATTTCTATAAAATTACAAATGGTAAGGTTCTCACAAAGACAACGAACGCTGACCTTAAATTTACCGTCAACATTGCCAAGTTTTCTTCGCTATCTAGCACGTTTAAGTTCGAAGAAAAGAAATATGAGCTGTTTAGCTATTTTGCTAACTCTATCACAGGCAATTTCCTGACAGGCGAATATGTTTATAAGAATACGGCTGCTCAAACAGGAACTGTCAATGTTTCTTCTAATTCGTACACAGTAACAGGACAGACTGGCACAACTCTTAGCACAACATTTGCTGCTGGTGATTACGTTGTTATTTCTGATGGCACAGCAGGAAACACGGTTATTCGCGTTGTTAATTCTGTTGCTAGCGCTTCATCAATGACGATTGATGAAAAACCACATTTCACAGCAAATACAATTAGCTACTATAAGACTGCTGTTGCTAAAGTGTATTTGTTTGATAAAAAATCAGATCACATGATTTTAATAGACTCGAACGCTAATTCAACTGTTTATTTTGCAAACAACGACTATATTAAAGGCGAAGATTCACAGAAACAAATCCGTATTGAGTCTCTGAAAGATTTTGATATCGCAAGATTGAATGCACAATTCAATATTGTTGCGCCAGCTTTAACAGCTGCTGATGTGAGTGCAGGTTTTGCTAATACAGTAATGTACACAAGCATGTCTTCATCTATAAATCTGCCTGTGGCAAAACGCCAATTTGTCAACTACGACGCAAAGATTGGTTCTAAATCACTCGTTGCAACAAATTCAAATACCTCATTGTTTACTGGTAATGTCACAGTTAATGGTATAATAACATTTACAACATCGAACAAATATTCTTCACCGTACCTTGAAGAGGACGATGCTGATTTGTTTGTTTATCGCTATATTGTTAATAACGATGCAACAAACGAAGAAACCGGAAACGGTAATGCAACATCGCGTTATGTTTCTAAATCTGTTGTTCTTGGTAACGGGCAAGACGCAGAGGATTTGAGGGTTTATCTTAACGCTTATACACCAGAGGGAACAACCGTAAAAGTTTACGGCAAGTTCCTCAATTCTGATGATTACGAAGTAATGAGCGATAAAAACTGGACACCACTCGAAGAAACAAACCCTTCAACATACGTTAGCTCTGCTGTTGATAAAAATGACATTGTTGAAAAAGAATATCGAATTCCTTATTTCCATAATGATGGGACAACGCTCTCAGGCTATATTACCGGCCAAACAAGCAACAATGTTGTAGCTACGACAACCGATTTATCGGGGAATGTTGTAGTAAATTCGTCTATTGTTCGGGTGTATCAAGAGGCTTCACCAAACACATTCTATACATCACTAGTAACGGCAGCCAATTCTACAACAATTACACTTGCTGATGCTGCAACAGCTTCGTTCAATTCAACAGCGTTGAAGATGGAGCTTGTATCGAACACAAATAAATATTCTGCTTTCATTAATCCGCAGAATAGTAACGTTGTTAGGTATTACACGAAAGGTCTTTCACAGAAAGATACGTACAAGAAATTTGCCATTAAAATTGTGCTGCTTTCAAGTGATACTTACAAAGCTCCCCTCGTAAGAGATGTAAGAGCAATAGCGGTGTCCGCATAATATGTTGGTGAAAACAGAATATCCAGGGCTAGTGCGGGACACCGTCTCTACTGCCGTGATAAATACAAATAAAGAAGCATTCGATAATTACAAAATGGCAAGAGAAGAAAAGCTTCGTGTTCAAAAGCTAGCAGGGGAAGTGTCAAATCTCCAGCAAGATGTGAGTGAAATTAAAGGTCTTCTCATGCAGTTAATTAAACAGGGTTAATAGATGGCAAAATCGTCAATAGCAAACGTAAATATTGCTGTAGACACGTTTGTAACGTGGCTAACAAGAACAAATCAACTAGTCGAATCTCTGAGAACAGAAGTTGTTACAGCCAACGCTGAAGCAAATGGCTCTCTTACAACAGGTAACGCGTTCGTTGTTGGTATTCTTGGAGCAAATACAATTGTTGTTCCAACAGCGCTTCGTGGTGGTAATGTTCAGTCATCGAACACTCTCTACATCACTTCTGCTTCTCAGTTTGGTGGTAATCTCACTGTAAATTCATCTGCCACGTTTGTTGACGTGGCGGCAAACATTGCTGTAACAAGTGCAAATGTGTATGTTAATGCAACGAATATAACGTTGACAGGAAACACACTTTCTATTCCCGCCAACACAGTTGCTTTTACATCAAACACAATTACTCTTGATAATGTAAACATCAACAGCAATCTGACAATTAGAACTGACTCGTCAATTATTGTTGTTTCAAACACAGACCTCGGTTCCACAACAGCGTCTCCTGTTGGTGTGTTTGATTTTGCAAAGTCGTCATATTCAGCTGGAAAAATTACAGCTGTTGCCAAAAAAGGCTCGAATACACAGATTAATGAGATTGTTCTTGCTCATGATACAACAACAAACGTTGCTCTTTTAACTGTATATGGAACGGTCACGGCACCGTCTGGGGCAAACATTGGGGTTTATAGTGCTACAACAAACGCCACTCATGTGATTGTTCAGTTCCAGCAAGTAGCAGCAAACTCATCGGTCAAACTTAACGCTAACTTATTAAAATAAAAAAATGGCTAATAACGTATTTAAAGTTGAGCATGGTCTCGAAGTTCTGAACGGAGCTAACGTAGCTAACGTTGTTAGCGTTGGAGCCAACGTCAGTTTGTCTACAACACAACTCAGTATTGGCAATTCAACAGTAAACGCTGTAGCTTCATCAACAGAAATTCGCGTAGGTAATTCGTCTGTTAACACAGTGGTCAGTGCAACGTCGATTGATACTGATGGTTCACTTGCTGTTCTCAATGCTGCAACTTTTTCAAATACAGTTAGTATTACAGGGTTAACCACAGCGTCAGGTGGTTTAAACGTTGGTGCCAACGTCATCCTCACAACATCTCAGATTGGTATCGGCAACTCAACTGTCAATAACGTTTTAACTCAAACAGCTCTGCGTATTGGTAACACAACAGTTAACACAGTCATAAATGGTACGGGTATCGATACAGACGGTTCACTTGCTGTTCTTAATGCCGCTACATTTTCAAACACACTATCTACCGGTGGTAAGGCAACACTTTATTCCGCAGAAGTTACAACAGATATAACAATCAACGGTAACATAATTACCGGACCAAATACTGTTCTTGCTATTTCGGGTTCAGTAAACGGAAGTATAATCCCTTCTGTCAACTCGCTGATTCTCGGTAATACGAGTAACAGATGGAGCACTGTTTTTGCTAATACAATTGAGCTGTCCTCACCTGGTACAGCTAATGTGGTAGGCGCGGCGGTTTTTGGAAACACCATTTCGGTTACGGGCAATGCTTATTTTGGGGCATCAATAAATGTTGGCACGGCTACAATTAATTCAACATTTTATAGCCAAACAGCAAACAACGCGAACAACCTGAACAGTCAACCTGCTTCATATTATACAAACGCGACGAATATTTCCACAGGAACGTTAGCTGGCGCACGAATGGTTTCAGCAAATAACTCTGTTCAGGGTGCGGTTATTGTTGCTGACAGTGTTGCAAACGTAAGTACAACAGTTGCTGCGGCCGCAAATTCTGTTAAAACTGCATATGATACTGCAATTGCTGCAAACACGCGCGCCGCATCAGCACAGACAGCCGCAAGCTCTGCTTATTCGAACGCAGTTTCTGTTGCCTCGAGTGATGCAACAACGAAGGCTGGAACAGCCTATACAAACGCTACTAGCTACGCAGACACCAAAGCAGCAACAGCATATTCCAACGCTACTAGCTACGCAGACACCAAAGCAGCAACAGCATATTCAAACGGCACGACATATGCAGCATCAATATCTGCGACCGCTTATTCTAACGCTATAGCATATTCAGCAAATGTAAGTACAGCAAACAGTGGTACATTGAATGCTGCAAGACTACCTCAAGCCAATACAACAGCAAACGGCGCTGTAATTTTACTTGATTCAGTTGCTAACACATCTATTTCCGTGTACGCGCCAACAGCTAATGCCGTGAAAACTGCATACGATTCTGCTATTGCCGCCAACACACGTGCCGCATCAGCGCAAACTGCGGCAACTTCGGCGTATTCAAACGCTACCAGTTATGCCGCGACAATTGCGGGAACAGCTTATTCCAATGCTACCAGCTATGCTGCAACAATTGCAGGGACTGCGTATTCAAACGCAACATCCTTTGCTGCAAACGCAACAAACATTTCATCAGGTACTCTCGCGGCCGCTCGTTTAGGAACAGCCTCAAACGTTCAATTTAATGCAGTTGGTGTGGGCACAGCGCCTGGTGTCAGTGGTTCGATCCGTGCTACAGATGATATCACAGCGTATTATTCTGACGAGCGTTTGAAATTAAAAATTGGGCCAATTGTTAATGCTCTCGACAAAGTCAAACATCTTGAAGGTTTTAGATATCGTGCTAATGAACTTGCTAGCACGTTCGGGTATGACACAGATCGTATACATGTTGGTTTGAGTGCTCAGAGAGTCCAAGACGTGCTTCCTGAAGTTGTTGATCTGGCTCCTTTTGATACTGTTTACGAAAACGGTCAATGCAGAAGCATTTCCGGAAACAACTATCTAACAATGCACTACGATCGCGTTGTAGCCCTTCTTGTTGAAGCAATCAAAGAGCTTGATGAGAAGCTTGAAAAACACATCAAGGGCAGTTAATCGATGACCATTGGTACAACAAATATTGGTTTTTCAACCATACAGACGGAGTATGGTGGTTCTAATCCCATATCTTTGTCCGAATATTACAGAAGTGGTTCTTACGTCACACCTCATGGTGGTAACAGTGGTATTCCTGCTTCTGGTGCTATTAGTGCTAGTGCATTTTTCAATCAATCAAAGCGTTGGATTGTTTCTGTTACGATTTCAGCTAACACAGCAGACTTCAATCTTCGAAACTATCTAGATTCAACGTATGGTAGTTATGCAAGTGCACCAACAGACGTAACTGTAACAATCAACTCTGGTGTTTATGTTTATTCAACCTCAACATCATCACCAGGTTTTGATACGGGAACCGGTTGGCATAACACCTCAACGATTACAATTGTTAACAATGGTTATATCGTTGGTAAGGGTGGCAACGGTGGGGCAGCCAACGCCACTGGGGGTGGCAGTCCTGGTGGTGCTGGAGGAACGGCTCTAGTAATTAAACACCCTGTAACGATCAACAACACCAACGGTTACATTTTTGGTGGTGGTGGCGGTGGCGGTGGTGGTGGTAATGCATATTATAAT